TGGCGTCTTTTTTTTATTGACTTCTTCTATTCGATTTCTCATGTCTTCTACTACTCGTTTAGCCCTGGCGTCCTCTTGCTTTATTTGGTGTCTAACTCTATACAGGCATGCCCAGGTCCTATGACCTTCAAAATATTTACAGTTAGGACAAACGGTATCGGGGATTAATCCGTCTACCGGACAATGAATAAATGACTTACTCATCGGGTAATTAAATCGACCAGGCTTATAGAGGTTATGAGATCCACTAAAACCAGTGCACCTATGAAAATACCGCCACACGCAGCGTAGAATTTGATATCTTTGTTTTCTTCTTTTAGGCGTCGATTTTCTGTCAGCAGCTCAAAGTTATCTTCCAGCAGTCGTTTATTTATAATTTTCGTTCCTTCGAGCTGCCATTTTATATCTTTAATATTCAATTCTTCTTCATATGTTTTCTTTGTGTTAATCCATTCCGGCAATGTGATTTTCATGCTTTAACCTCCGCTCGGTAATACTCCGTATACGTCTTCTGAATTGATGGGCCAGGCGTGTGTAATTTTTAATTCCCGGTCTCTGTTATTTTTCATGTCATTGTCGTAGGCCTTTAGAAGATAGCGTTTTTTTCGTATGAAGTTTTGGCTGGGTATAATGCTTATTTCAGGCCCCGCGCCTTCTTTTTCGATTGTAAGCCCTACGAATTGGTTATTATTTTTAATTGCGTCTTCAAACACCTGTATAACTTCTACTCTATTCATTAGTTTTCACCTTTCGTATGAGTTAATTTGGATCTTGGACGCTAGTCCCTTTTTAAAAACGACTATTGCCGACGGAAACGGAGCGCTTCCTTTGCCGTCTCCGAATTTAAGGCGACCTCTTATAAGCCTTATTTCGTTAGCTTTCATAACGTAATCGTGCCACCAGGCGGTATCCGTTCGTGCCGGCAGTAAGCAAACGACTGTTGCTTTTTCTTGCTGTGCCGTTTCTTTTGCCTTTTTTACCCAGTTTTTTATTTGTCTTCCGTATGGAGGATTCATCCATATGATGCCCCTCCATTCTTGCTTTAAGGCATCTTCTTCTTTGGTGTAGTATTTAGGGCATTTTGTGTTTTCTTTGCTCGCGCATATATCGAGCGTAAAATTAAACTCCTTGTTTAGCCTGTTAAAAAAGCTCTTGAGGTGTACCCCACTCTTCGCTATTGCTGGTGTACATGCCTTTTGTCATCATTTGCCGGTGCTTCCAAATCCGCCTTTACCACGATCGGTTTGGCTTAATTTATCCGTTTCTTCGAGCTCTACCGGGATGTTCTTTTCGATGAGGCCCTGCATGAATCGTTCGCCTTTATGGATGTATTTTTTAATTCTTCTTCCGGCCGTGATTTTAAACAGTCCCATGACTTCGCCCCGGTAGCTGCTATCTACAATGCCAACACAATTGGCCAGATAAAATTTTGTCTTTGCCCCTTGGGAGCTTCTCATAAAGAGTTTCATGTGATAACCTTCGGGGATTTCAAATGAAAGCCCTGTTCGGACAAAGGTTGCTGTTGAAAGATGCATCGATTTTACTGCCGTGTCTTCTATTGCGTAGAAGTCGAAACATGCGTTTCCTTGCGTAATTAAAGGAATTTGTGCTTCGGGATGAGTCTTTTTAATTTTGATTTTTAAAGGTTCCATGGTTGCCTCCTATTTAAAAAATCCTTGTTTTAATATGTCGTATAGCATGGCCGTATGGCTGTCGGCGGCGATGTTTACGTCCTTCTCGTACCCTGACGGCCATTTAATAGTGACGGTCCAGTCTTTCGGATTGTAGGTCAGTGTGCATTCTTCTCCGGCCATGCAAAGGATCCGCTCAAAAGCCGCCACTATAACGGCCTTTTGCTTTTGATCTTGTTTCACGATAAGCCACATCATTTCTTTTTCTTCCGGCGTCATTTTATTCCCCTCCTAAATCTCTCCGCTTATCACCAGCAGCTCACTGGTGATTTTTTTAATCTTCCTTTTTAAGTCTTCATTTTCCGCTTCCAGGCGGCTGTTTTCTTCCTTTAGCCGTCTGTAGCCGGTTGCTGAATACTCCCATTCAATTCCGGCTAGAGATTCTACTTCTT